GCAACATCTGTTTTTTGGATGCTTGTTTGTTTAGCTTTTTGGAACTTCAACCCGAAGATTCAAACAGAAATACAGATACAAAAACAAGACAGTATCATTTATTACAACAGCGGCGAATACGACCGCTTGTTGCAGGAAGAAATTGATTTATACGGAACATACAGAAGATATGAAGACGCTCAACTTACAGCCAAAGAAACCTATCGCACTCGTCGTGATACTATTCTTGTTCTCGATACTATTTATAAAGTTGATGTTATCCGTTTAGTCAACTCATGCGACAGCGTTATTGCTTCCGATTCGTTGGTAATTGACAATTTACAGGAACAAATAAACATCAAGGACGAAAAGACCAACAACTTGGAAGAAACGGTTGTTGCTTATGAACAAAAAACTAACTTGTTGAGCGAACAAATTAACACTTTAGATGCTGAAAAGAAAAAGTTAGACAAACAAAAAAAGCGCAGAAACCGCGCCTTAGTTGTTAGTTCGTCCGTCGCTATTTTGTCGACGTTTGTTCTGTCAATTTTACTTTAGATTCAGGAACGTAAAACTTCATTGAGAACTGGATTGCTTCACTTAAAAAAGTGTTGCGACTATTTTCACCTCGTTTTTCGTCAATCTCGTTCCACAGGTCTTTGTGTAAGTACACACAGATTCCTTTCTTAGTTTTGCTCTCTGGCATCTTCGTTGTTTTTAGTCATCATTGAACCTATCATAAGAGAACAATATATTTTCTCTTTCGCGTTCATGTCTTTTCGTTTTGACAATTCGAGTAGCACGTCGCCAAGAACTTTTCCTTGTTGGAAGTATGAAGCTACTGAATTGATTATTTCGCGTTCACGATCCTGTGTGATTTTTAACGCTTCGTATAGTGGTGTTTGTTTCATTCTTGTTCAGTTTTTTCATTTTCAGATTCGTCAAAAAAGTTAGGTGATGTCAATGAGATTAGATACGATAACACCCAAAAATCAACATCGATAACTTGTCCTATTTCAGTTCCTGTAACAACTGAATATCCAAGTGCAATAAGAAGAAAAATTACAATTGCAATTTCAGCTCCTTTAAAAAATTTACTTATTCTGTTTTTCATATTTATTTTATTTGTGCTAATATAAATAAGTTATGCTAACCGACAACGTATTGTCCATAACTTGGATTGAGTTCGAAGTACATTCGCATCATGATAGCGTCGGCAACGTCAGGCGAAATACCTTCGCGGTTCTTGATAACGTCCTTCGGTGTGACCATTAACTTTCCGTCCACATCAGCGCGGTGTCGTTTAATCATTTCCAACTCACGCACGATTTGTTCTTTGCGTGTACTGGATAGAATCGTTACCTTGTTTTCTTCGACGTACTGAGCAAGTTTATAGTAACATTCGCTTTTGAGATTTTGGTATTGCGAGTGTTTTGGTTTAGATCCGTTGACAAACCCTCGACATTTCAAGAAGTCAACGACACCACCACCAACACCGTCTTCGTCGCACACTACATCTTGCAATAAAATAGCATGCTGTTGACAGGTTAAGCGAACTTTGTTCACCACTTCGTCCAACGCAGCACGATTCATTTCAATTATGTCGATGATAGTTAGCCCTTCCCAAACGCAAATGATTGTCCTGTCCTTACCAAAACGCGCTATGTCGGCTGTTATGTACTTCTTGCCTTCATTGATTACTTCATTTCTAAACATTCGAAGTAAGTTCTCCGTTTGAAATAGCTTGTCGCTGTCGTCGTCGAATTCCCAATTGCCTTCTAAAAGTCTTTTGCGGTCGTATTCAGGAAGGCGTCTAAGAGATTCAATGTAGGCAACCGGTAAGAATGGATTGTCCTGCGGTAACGCTTGCACAAAGGCGCGGTGTGAAGGCAATTCGTTGCGGTTGTTCTTAATATAGAACTCATTGTACAACCAACCCTTCGCAGGGTTGCAAGACAAGAAACCTTTTGGAATTAATCCGAACTCGTTTAACTTAAAACGACAACGAGAATGAACAATGCTGACCGCCTTTTCAGTTACTTCGGAACACTCGTCAATAAAGTAATCTGTGATTTCTAACGATCCAAGTGAATTGAAATTTACGTCCGAAGGGTAAGCGAACAAGTCTTTCAAAACAATTTCGCTTCCGTTGAAGAACTTTATCACGTTGGATTGACCGTTAAACGTGTAGTGTTTATTCGCTATCAATCCAAACTCTTCAGCCGTTTCAAAGAACGTGTTTAAGGTCGTCTTTTTAAGCGTGTCTAATTTGCTACGTCCAATTAAAGAACGTGTCCCTGCGTACTTCAAACGTCGTTGTATTTGCCACATACAACCGAACTTCGTCTTGCCACCCCCTGCCGCGCCACCGTATAACAACTGTTCAACGATACTATCGGTGTTCAAGTAATTCAACGCTTCAATTTGACGCGGTAGGTATGTCGGTTTGTATGGTGTCAAAATAAACTTAGTTGAGGTTCATTTGATGTTTCTATTTTTGGCGCTGGAACTTGTCCCATTGCCATTAACACACCGTCAAAACGTCCGTTGTAATTGCTTGTTGAAAGCGCTTGCATCAATTCGAATTTAGCTAGCTCAACGGCTTGCGATTTAGTCGCGCTTACTTCTTCATCGTTCCAACCGATAGGCGTGCAAATGGTCACGCTCGGACTTTCAATGCTGTATGTATGTTTCCAACCGTGTTTGTTTTTTGCTACGCTATACGCAGCTAAAACACCGTCAGCTTTATAGTTCATTGTGTCGTCGTTCGTGCAATGTCCTTCGTCGTTCCAGTAGTATTCTTTCATTGCTTACTTAGATATAATTTGTAAAGCTCACGCATACCTTCGAAGTGGATTGATTCTTTCAACAACATTCTTTTCCTGTCGCTCATTCGCTCGACCATTGATTGAACGAGCTGTTGTTCGAAGTAAATGTTCTTCTTCGCGTTTGCTTTGCACAATCGATATTCTTCTTCCGTGAAGGTGTCAACAGTTATCTGTTTGCTTTCTTCGAGCCAACGCATAAGCGACACCGCACGAATCTCAATTACCGTATATTTTCCCTTCTTATAACTTGCAATATCTTCGGCTAACATTCTGCGCCAGCTATCATCGTTTACCGCCATTTCGCTTTCTTTTAATTGTTTTGATTCTTGTTCTTTTGATTCCGCGATTTCACGCTGTATTTGTAGATTCGCTTTGTCGCGGTGCGGTTTGTAATGGGTTAGAACGTCACCAATAAACACTACGCTCAATGCTCCGAAGTGTTCGCATTTCTTTGACAGTTCATTTGCTGCGTTCAATTCAAACGCTAAATTGAAATGTTCGAACGTAACCCACCGAAAGTGTTTCCCTATAAATTCGTGAAGCATCTGGAGTAGTTGCGCTTCGGGTAACGCGATGCCATACATGGCGCACACCTTAGAACACAACTTTACGAACGCAGGTAGTTCGTAATCGGCAACGAACGCGCTTTCACGTTCCGCACGATCAACCCTTTGTGTAGTTGTGAGCGTCGTTGTAGATGCGCTGCGCAGCGTCTGAATCGAATTTTCCATTTTTGATTTTAGTGTTTTGGTTTGTAGTTACAAAGGTAGATAAGTCCCACTTACGAACGGCAGCCTTCCAGTCCTTCATTTGATTGCGTCCGACCTTCCAACCGTTTGCTTCGTAATGTGCATGAAATTTTTCGGTAAATGCAAGCGCATCTTTTTCGCTAAGTTTCTCACAAGCATATTCGTATATATCGACAACCGTTGGTTTCTTAAATGACGACTTCTTTTCTTTTGTTGCTGCTGGAAGTTGAGCAGGTTGCGCTTTCAATAGCTGTTGAACTTGCGCTTCGAGAATCTCGATTCTCTTTTTAAGTTGTAGTATTAGCATTGGTACCTCCGTAAGTTTCGTTATAGTAGTCCTCAAATGACTTTTGCTCCACCTTAAATTCATCACCCATATCTTCTACTCTACTACTAAACCAAGTTTCTTCGTGTTGCTCCTTCATCATTTGCTTTGCTTGGTTTTCAATTTCTATTTTTCTTTTGTCGAACTCTAATATGCTTATTCCTTCAACATCATACTCATATTCAAGTTTATCGAGTTGTTCAACGAACCATTCAACCGCAGTTTGTTTACTCATTTTGTTCCTCCATAAGTTTCGTTGTAAAAATCTTCAAATTGAATTTCAAATATTTTTCTTAATTTTTCATTGGTAGTAACATTATCTAAAGCAGCTTCTTTCATCTGCTCCTTCTCCATTTGCTTGGCTTGGTCAATAATACTTTTACTATTCATTTCTTTAACTTCAGTAGTATTATTACGTATTTTGAATAATTGCTCTACAAGATAATCAACCGCAGTTTCTTTCTTTTCCATAGTTATTTAGTTTTTAAAGTTTTTCTATTTCTTGTTTTACTTCTTTCCAATACTTTTTTAACACTCCTGTTGTTGTGCCTTCTAAAAGTCCTGTGTTAATTATCTCATCTACTGCTATCAAGGCACATTGCTTAATTTGGCTATCGTACATTGAAATAGGAACTCTCATATCCTTTTTTTTACCAACTAACGTGCGATAATGAATTACATTCATCTTATCTAACAATTCTTCTGCTTTCTCTTTAGGTGTCATAATTATTTAGTTTTAGAGTTTAATATTTGTTCTTTGTGTTCTCCCTAATAAGTCTTAATTCAATAATCATTATGACTTGTAATAAGGTTGGCACCCAAAAATAAATGTGTTCCATAGTTATTTAGTTTTAAAGTTCATATAATTAATTTGCGCTTTACAATCTTCAAGACTTCCTTGAAATAGCATAAGACCATCAGGAGTTACTATTTCTAAAGAGTAAATGTTATTTGCAACAGCTACGCAAGAATAGCTTATATAGTCCTTCTCTTGTGGTGTCATAGTTATTTAGTTTTAAAGTTTGTTTAATATTTTAGCTGACCTATCAACACAGGCTCTAGCTATTTTCTGCAACACGGTTACCGTGAGCATTGATAATCTTTTACTAAGATTGTTCATGTTTAAAGTTTTTAGTTTTTACAACATTTACATTTACCTCTACCTGCATGACCTTTCATTTTGTCTTTAGGCATCCATACCCCAATGTAGATTAAAAAGAATATGGGTATGCACATTAGCATACATAATAAAGCATAACCTATTGTTTCCATAGTTGTTTAATTATTAATACCATTCTAAGATTTCAACTACCTCTGCATACGGTTTATACAGGATGAAGAATTCACCGCTTGTTAAATATACAGCACACATTTTGGGGTTGATCTCATCATCCTCTTCATCTGCCCATTCTCTTAGGGCTATGATATTATCTGTGAGTATCTTTACCTCCGCCTTCATGGTACAGGTCTCTCCACCAATAAGGTTAGCTAACTTGCTATTAATTAAGTCAATGTTAGCAGTTATAAACTTACTCATTCTCTTGCTCTAGTTCAGGACGGTTGACCTTAAGGCCCCACATCAGGTTATACATAGAAGCAGATCTCTGAGCATACTTAATAGTAAGCCTTCTATGCTTACGTAAGTAAGTTACCATCCACTCCGTCCACTTTTCTTCTTGCTCAGGAGTCATGGTCCATTGCTCATACCATTTGTCCTTACGGTCTTTAATGTCCTCATAGGATACATTATGACCAGCTATTATAAACATGGTGTTGATTATATCTTTTACCATGTCATCATCAGTTAGTCTTTTACTTTTCATAAATTAATTAGTATTACTTTATTATCTATGGTGATCATAGCTACTGGTATAAGGTCCTCGTCATTTGAATGACGTGCTACAATGTAATCTTTATGCATACGGGTAGGGTCACTTGTATAAACAACTATACATTCATGACCATCAGCCTCCATTATATCAGTAACCCTTAATACAACAGTCTCTGGCTCAAAGTAATTATCTATGTAATAGTCTCCCGGTTTCATGGGTCTTCTATTTCACAGGTTAAATCTAAATCACCAAATACCTTAGCAATAGGCTCGAGTTTATCACGAGATCCATACTTTACCACAGCTTTTCCCTCGTTATGAATTCTCATAGCAAACTCCGCAGCCCTTGCCGAAGATATCTCACAGTAAATCATAAGAGCCATAATAACTTTATCAAAGCTATTGTGGTCATCGTTGAACAAGATGAGCTTGCTGTCCTCCATAAAGGACAGGTCAAGCTTTACATCTTCAAGTTCAACAGTCTTAGTCTCGCCAATTGACCCAGTCATCTTCATCATCTGCTTGTTCTTCTTTAAAACAATCACGGCATATATCTGCTTCTTCAAGCATTGCCTCAAAATGTTCATCAACATCGGACTCATCAGGTGCTGACTCATAAGCCATACCTCTAATAATATCCCTGTCGCAATTCCTACATAAATCACTTACTTGATTCCAAGGTGCATTAACATCTTGTTCTGCACCAGCGGGTAAATTACTGTTCATTTGGTTTAATCCATTTAATTTTTGTTTCATCATATTGCTCTAATGCATTCTGAACCCATGTAGTATCAACAGTATCATCATAACATAGTATGTGAATAACTGCTTTTTCATCAGGATTAAGACGGAGTAACCTACCCAATCTTTGTGCTGACTTACGTTCATTACCATAAGCATGCATGATAATACCTTGTTTAAGGTTTGGAATATTTACACCCTCATTAAGCTGTAATACACAACTTAACTTGGTTATATCACCATCCTTAAACAGTTTAAGATTTTCTTCAGATGCTTTATTAGCACTATGATAACTATGTGTACACATTTTATCTGCTTGCTCTTGCGTATTAGCAAACAAAATCACTTTATCATTTATCTTATTGAACAGTTTTAGAGCATAGCGTTCTTTGCTGGGATAACCCATCATAGATTTCATACGCATTACTCTAAGTATTTGTTCTTCTTTAAAACCATTAGCATTCATTAGCTTCTCACTCCAGTAGTTATAGTTCTTTAACTCTGAAGATGGAAAATAACCTTTTTTAGTTTTTTGTTTATAAGTTAAACTTTTATCTAAATCTAATAAATGTATAATAATTTCATAGTCATTTAGAATACCATCTTCTACTGCTTCATCAGTGATGTAACGGTATTTAATAGGACAATACTTGGCCACCATTTGTCCTTTCTCGGACTTTGCGATACGCGGTGGTGTACCAGTAAGACCTACAATTGTACCTTTATACTGCGAAAGCCAATGATCATGAGATTCTAACAGGTTATGGCACTCATCCAAGTACACAACGTCATAGTCTAAATCTTGTTTTCCTAAAGATAAATAAGTAGTAAACGTAATATGCTCTTTCAAATAAGACATATTAAACTTATCAGCCTCTTCAACCCAGGACTTAAATATAGACTTCTTAGGTGCTACAACCAATACTTTGAGTTCTTCATAGTAATTAGTTGCAACGTGCTGTAAGCCAATAAGAGTTTTACCAACTCCCATAGATACAGCAATGCCAGATCGCTTATTAGCAATAAGCGTATCTAGCGCTTGCTTTTGTATCTCTTCTCTACTCATATTACCATTGACCTTGGTTGGTAACACAGAAGTTACTGCCTACATAGGCATCCATCCACACATCCTGATCAAAGCAAAATGTTTTCTTGTTACCTGTACAATCATTACGGATCTCTAACCAGTAGCAACTACCATTGATACCATCATTAGCAATCGTACCGCAGTTACACTGCTTATCTTCTTCTTTACCACAGCTAACTAATCCAATAGCTAGCATAAAAATCATAATTAACTTCTTCATGCTGTTAGTTTTTTAATATAAAAATGTTGTGGATAATCAGGTCCCACATATAGGAGTAGTAACTCACATATATAATGTAGACCGAGTGTACTATGAGCGTACATTGCACCAGGTAAACCTTTGGTAATCTTATCAAGAGTAAATCTTTCACCACCTTCTAATGGTGCGGCAGATATCTCAAAGGTTAGTACCTTATCATCTGTTTCACCGTATAGTTTACGGATAAGTTGAGTAAGATCAATGTGTAGTGTAAGATCATTGCTGTCTCCACGCCATGTGCGATCTAATAGTCTCAGGTTTTCAAGCCCTTCTATTACTTCAAATTTTATAATCATGATTCTCTTGATTTACTAAAGTCTAATAACTTTGCTTCTTTAGGATGAGTTTCTATATAGTTATGGCACGTCCTGCATACAGCAAGGAACTGAGTATCATCTAATAATAGAGCACCAATCCTACCTTTTTGGTGGTGTACGTCACAGGCATTAATAGCACAGTCAGGTAGATGTGCCTCACAGAAAGGCTTTCTCTTTAAGAACTGATCTCTTAATACCATGTAAGCAGCGTTAAGTTTAACAATCTTGGAAGATTGAAGGCGCATAGGTTTCTTAGCTGTTGGTTTTTTAGTGCTTGATAAACCCTTAAATTGTTTACTCCAGCATTGCTTACAAAACTTCTGCTTACCTTCTTTCTTCCAGATTGTTGTTACTTCGCTACACCCATCACACTTCTTCAGCTTGGCTTGTAACATTTTCAGATTTCATTATGATAATAGAATCATTACCGTAGGTCATGGCAATATGACTACCTTCTCCTACATTAGTAATGATGTTATCTTGCTTGGTTAGTTGTTTTAACATAACCTCTTCGGCCTCCGTCTCAGGAGTGAGAACAAGTCTTGTAGACCCGTTCATTATAAAAGTTGTTTTCATAGATTAAATCTTGGCTTTTTCAAAGCAGCCTTTAACGTCAGTGTAAAGATCTTTATCCGCTTCTTCAATCATGTCTACTATATCTTCAAGCTTCCTATTGATATTAGCAGCAAGTATAAAATGATCAGATTCCTGTATCTTAACGATATCCTCATCACTAAGAGGTTGAGTAATACGGATTTGACCAAAGTCGAGGATGTTTAACACATCCTCTGTTGACTTGTACTCAAATATATCCTCATAGGTATCTAACCACTTTCTATTGCTGAAGTAGATGAATAGAATTTCACGGTTATCTAAATCACTGAGTTTCATGCCGTTTATTTTAGTTGATAAAAATTATAAGGTAGTACCTTTTCTTCTATCAATTTGTTAATTACTTCCTTTTTACTAACTCCTAAAGATTTAAACTCTAGATTGCTAATATACGTAGGGTCAATATCATTAACAAATTTTTCAGAATATTCTTTAACAAAGCTGCTATTCCAAAAGAGGTTACCTAACAGGTCCGCCGTCCATTGATTAGTAAGCTG